CTAAGTAAGGAAGACTTCCTTGACGGTCTGCGTGGTGACTCGCTGGACGCTGCGACGAAAGCACTAGAGCAGGAACTCGTCGATTTTTTCCCGCAGCGCCTTCGCAAGATGGTCTCGCTTCTCGCCCAGAAAATGGACGAGGTCGCAAACGAGATGCTAGGTCGAGCGGAGGCGGGGCTCGAGAAGGCGACGATAGAGAGTCTGGCCGGAGCGTCTGGGACGCCATCTGGGAAGCAGCCGGAATCCTCGGAGTCTATCCCGGCGAGTGGACCGTCAGACAACTCTTCGCCGCTCGCGACAGCCGCCTAGAGCATCAGTGGTGGCATACGGCCAACCTGTTGGCGCAAACGGCGAATATAAACAGGGACAAGCACACGCCCCGAGTAGACCCGCGAAAACTCAACCCATACGCCAAGCAGCCAAAGCCGAGACAGGCCACGCCGGAAGATCTCGCTAGGCTGTTCGGCCAGGACTGGCAAAAACACGTATGAGTTCCGCAGCAGTCAAAGCCGGCGGCGTGTTTGTCGAGATCGGTGCCGATCCGACGAAGTTCTTCTCGGCACTGAACAAGGTCAATAAGTCTCTCGGCAACATGGGCCGCTCGCTCGTCTCGGGTGGCGGACGTCTCACGGCTGCTGGCATTGGCATGGCGGCACCGATTGCCGCTGCCGTGCGTCAGGGTGCGGCGTTTGAGTCCACGCTGCTGAACATTCGGGCTAGCACTGGGGCGACTGCGGCGCAAATTGACCAGATCAAGGCGTCGTCAATGGCGATGTCGCAGGCTCTGGGCGTCGGGCCGACAGAAGCGGCTCAAGGCATGCTCGAGCTGCTGAAGGCTGGCATGTCGCTTGATGCCGTGCTCGGCGGTGCTGGCAGGACAGCGATGGAGTTCGCCAAGGTCGGCGAGATGGACGTTGCCCAGGCGGCTGTGGTGATGTCGGACGCCATGAACGTGTTTAAGGTTTCGTCTGATGTCGCCGCCAATGCGTTGTCGTCTGCCGCTGACGCATCCAGCACGTCAATCGCTCAGATGTCGGAAGCGTTTTCGATGTCGTCTGCCGTCGCCGGCAAGGCTGGACTCAGCATCGAGGATCTGTCGGCGACGCTGGCAATCCTCGCCAACAACGGCGTGAAGGGCAGCGACGCGGGCACGAGCGTCAAGACGATGCTGATGCGTCTCATGGCTCCTGCCAGCGAGGCTGCTGACGCGATGGCGGGCGTTGGTCTGTCTGTCCGAAGCTTCGTCAATCAAGACACAGGCAAGATGCTTCCGATGGTCGATATCATCGGCAAGCTCGGCGAGGCGATGAAGCCACTCGATGAGGTGGCGAAGAAGGAACTTCTTGCCAAGATATTCGGTGCGGACGCAATTCGTGCGGCGCTGATCTTGGGTGACGTTGGCGTTGCCGGATTTGAAGACATTCAGAAGGCAATGTCTTCCGCTCTGCCTGTGGGCGAGAAGTATAAGATTCTGATGTCTGGCCTGGCCGGATCTGCTGGCAACGTCCTCGCGGCGCTGCAGCGGATGGCTATCGCCGTCTCTGACGCTGTGGCACCGGCTCTCGCCAGCGTCGTTCCGTTCATTACTGGATTCATCGACGGGCTGACGAAGCTGGCGACTGACAACAAGGAAGCGGTCGCAGGGTTTGCGAAGTTTGCTGTGGCTGCCGTCGCGGTCGGTAGTGCGTTGACTACGTTGGGCCTGTCCATTCAGGCGACATCGTTCGGCCTGGCTGGAATCGGCAAGGCGGCCAATCTTGTGCTGATGCCTCTTTCCGCCACTGCAAAATCGGCGATGTTCGTCGGCGGCTCGTTCAAAAACGTCACTGGTCAGCTTGGCGGATTCGCTGCGAAGGGGGTTGGCTCTGTCCTGTCGTTTGCCACGCAGTCTGGCGTTGCGCTCGCCAAGGCTTCGGCTGGCTTCGGCACGCTTGCCGTTGATGCTGTAACGGCATCAACCAAGCTGGCGGCGTCAATGACCGGAACGGCACTCGCCGGCATCTCGACGTTTGCGCGGTCTGCCTTAGCAACGATTGCAGGCTACTCCGCAAAATCAACCGCACTCATTGCAGTCTCAGCGGCCAGCGCTGGGTCGATGGCGACGGCACAGGTTGCCGCGACTGTGTCTGTGGTTTCAGCGACAGTCGCAAGGGCAGCGGAAGGCAATATGCGTGCTGCCGCAATTGGCGTTCAAGCACTGGCTCGCCTGGGCGTTGCTGGCACGACCAACGCTTTAATCGCCGGTTCTCAGGTCGCAAGGCTCACGTCAACTGGCTCAACTCAACTGCTGCGACTTGGCGTCACGGGAAGCACGGCACTCGCCACAATTGGCAGCACAGCGATCTCCGTTGGTGCCAGCACATCCGGGGCAATGATCAAGGCCGGCACACAATCCGGCGGATCGCTTGCGAGACTTGCGACGACCGGGACCACGGGGCTGATGCGAATCGGCAGTGCAGCCGTTGCGACAAGTGCGGTGACGATTGGCAGTTTGATCAGGGCAGCGGCTGTTGGGATTACCCAAGCCGGTGCAATGTCTCTGACGTGGCTTGGCAGTTTGGCAAGGATGACTGCCGCATCCGCCATCTCTGGCGTCGCTATGGCTGCTGCGTTTATCGCTCCATTTGCTGCGATTGCCGCCGCAATCGCTGGCGTCGGTGCCGTCGTCTATGCGTTTAGGACGCAGATCGCTGGTGCCTTTTCTGGCCTTGCTGGCTACGTGACCGAGGCTGGCGGTGCTATTGCAGGCGGCTTCTCAACTGCCGTCTCGGACGGCGCGGTTGTTCTCGGCGATCTCGCCACGACCGCCACGACCACCTTCAACGGAATCTATGAAGCCGTCGCTGCCGGCGACCTGTCCGGTGCGATGGACGTCCTCTGGGCTGGGCTGCTCGCCGGCTGGTTGCGTGGCGTGGAAGCGCTGATGTCCTACGTTGATCCGTGGGTGGCTGGCTTCCAGAACACGTTTACATACCTCGGCACGGAGGTTGCTGTTGCGTGGGAAAGCATGACGACCGCTCTGACGTCTACGGAGTGGGGCGCTACCCTGCTCGGCGTCGTGGACAACATCGTCAATGGCGTCATGGTTGCTTTTGATGCGATGGTTGCGGCAGTCCGAAAGTCTTGGAACTTCGTTCAGTCGTTCATCGTTGACGGCTATGACTTGGTGGCTGAGAACCAGAAAGTCGATAGCGAAATGTCTGCCCGTGCTCGGCAGCGTGCTGTTGACCGACCAGGCGTTGAGGGTCGCGTGCAGGCTGCCGCCGAGAATGGCGACAAGATGCGTGCTGACTCCGCCGCAAGAGTGGATGCCATGCGTGCATCTGCGAATGAAATCGCACAGGGGCGAATCGACCAGAACGCACAGAATCTGATTGACCGTCGTGCTGCCACTGTCGCAGCCGAGGGTGCGCTGGCGTCTCTTGTTGGTGGCAAGGCCGACACTCGCGCCAAGAACTCGCAAGCAGACGACCTCCTATCGTCCATCAAGGGAGCAACGTCAGTTGACCAGCTTGCTGGTGCCGGCGGCCTAGGCGATCAGTTCTCAACGCTGCGTGACCTCGGGCGTCTGACGACCGACCAAGAGACGATGCTATCCGACGCTCTGGATAAGGCTGCGGAAGGGCTCACCGGCACGTCTACGGCTGCTGGCGTGCAGGCTGGGACCGAGGCTGGCATTGGCAAGACAAGCGTCGCCGGCACGTTCTCATCAATCAACCTTGCTGGTCAGTTCGGCGGATCGTCGCTCGCTGAACGCACGGCGAAGGCGGCGGAAGAGACGGCTAAGGGCGTGAAGGATCTTGTCGGCCAGGGCGGCGGAAAGGTGGCAGCGTAATGCCTGATCTAGTCTGGATTGAAGACGGCGACTCACGCCAAGCGACGATTGTCCGCAAGGGCAAGAAGGCGACGTCGTCGTATGTGAAGAGCTACAAGGTGTTTGGCACTGCCGACGACGTCTTGCTGCACAATGCCGTCAACGCAGAGGTCAGCGACAACGGTCGCTTCTGGCAGTACCCTGGTGCTCCTACGATGAAGCTGATGGCAGAGTCATACTCTGTCTCATTTCTCGGCGACAACGCATGGCAAGTCACAATCAACTACGCCAAGGATGGTGCCGAGGACGGTGATGCACCGCTGAAACGTGCTCGGTCGTTTGACACTACCGGCGGGACGCAGCACATCACGCAGGCATACGGTGAGACGAAGTTCGGGACTAACGCACCCGACCAGCAGAAGGCAATCGGCGTTGACTCAAACGGCGTGAACGGCGTGGACATCGTCGTGCCACAACTGCAATGGCAGG